AAAACGGAAAAGGTAAACCTAAGTTGGTAGTATGTATGTGGTCGGGTATTAACCGTCACGAAATACTTAGAAAATCCAACATTACAAACACTTGGAGTTGGACTATCAACACTTGGTCACGCTTCGGATTAGACCCTAAGACATTACTAGCAACCCGCGATAGCAAAGCATACTGTGATAATCAGTACCTACCAGGCGTACGAGACACATTAGAGAACTATATGAAAGATGTTCGTAACGGACATATGAATCTACGTCTTACTATTGGTAATATGCTAGCAGTAAAATATTTCTTGCAGTCACAAGGAATACCACAATTACATTATGTATTCTCGAGTGGGCAATATAAGCCATTGCTACCAGTATTAGACTGGGACGTATTTGAGAACACAAATAGTTGGTGGGAAGGTACAGAGATAGATAGAGAAACAGCAATTGCAGAATTGCCTGTTTTAGAGTCAGAAGGCTTTTATGATATGACTAAGAGACTTAACTTACCTATTGGAAGCAAAGACCACCCACTAGAAGCAGCGCACGAAGCAATGGCACAGCGCATTATCGAGGATATAAGAAAAAATGAATTTTTTAAATAAAATAGTCAAGTATTTCAGAACCATGTGGTTTGAGTGGCAGTTGAAAAGAAACTACAGCCCCGACACCTATGTCTATGAAGAAGACGAAATTTTTGAACCTGAAAAAGAAAGTTAGGATACAAAAAATAGTTCTTGACAAGAGGTTAAATTTCCTCTATAATATACAATATAAATAAGAAAAGAGAGAAAAATCTAAATGAGCCAAATTTTACCGCCAACTGCTTGTCCTTCCTGTGAGGGTGATGTAACTTGGGTCAACGACCTAATTTACTGCCTAAACAAGATGTGTCCAGCACAATGGAGTAAGAAGTTGGAGCATTTCGGAAAACTCTTAAAAATAAAAGGATTCGGCCCAGCTTGCATTAGTAAGTTGGATATCGGAGACTATCCAGAATTGTATGAGCTAACCGTTGAGGATATTTCCTTAAGACTTGGCTCGGAGAGACTGGCTATAAAATTAGCTATTGAAATTGAGAAGTCAAAATCAGTAGATTTGCAAACTTTATTGCCAGCTTTCTCAATTCCACTTTTCGGTCGGTCAGCTTCTCAAAAATTATGCGAGACTATATCTTCACTCGAAGATATATCTGAGAAAAGTTGTACTGAAGCGGGTATTGGCCCAAAAGCAACAAGCAACCTAATGCAATGGTTAGAATCAGAATTTTATCCTAACAAATACAAATCAAAACTTCCTTTCTCTTTTTCTGCAACTAAAGTTGTAAAACGAGAGATAATCGGTACAGTCTGTATTAGTGGTAGACTCAATTCATATCCCAGCAAGGCTCATGCGGCGGAAGTTCTGGAACAACACGGCTATGCCGTAAAAAACAGTCTGACAAAGGACTGCACTCATTTAATAAACGAGTCAGGAGTTGAGTCAGCCAAAACTAAGGCAGCGCAAGACCGCGGTGTCATTATAATAACAAGCATTTTAAATTTAATCGGAGAATAATAAAATGGCATTACCAAAATGGACAGACGAGAGAACATCATCTCTTGAGAGCTTTGTAGGCTCTGAATCCCCAGTATCTCAATCTACTGTAGCTAACGCTGCAACAGACTTAGAAACTTCAGTAAGAAGTGTTTCTAGCAAGTTGAGAAAAATGGGTTATGATGTAGAATTGGCTTCATCTAGCAACACTAAATCTTTTAGTGATGCACAAGAGGCTACCCTTTCAGCATTTGTAACTGATAACTCAGGTTCTTACACATACGCTGAAATCGCTTCGAATTTTGAAGGCGGAAACTTTTCTGCTAAATCAATTCAAGGCAAAATCCTTTCAATGCAACTTACAGAGCATGTTAAACCTGCTCCTAAAGTTGAGTCAGTTAAGACTTATTCTGAAGCTGAAGAAGGAACATTTGTTGAGATGGTCAACGGTGGATCTTTCATTGAAGAGATTGCTGAAAGCCTAGGAAAGAGTGTAAACTCTATCAGAGGTAAAGCACTTTCTTTGCTAAGAGCTGGCGAAATTAACGCTATCCCTAAGCAGAAAGAAACTAAAGGTTCAGGCAAAGCAGACCCTTTAGCTGACATGGAAATCGACGGCATGACTGTCGACGCTATCGCCGACTCAATCGGTAAAACTGTAAGAGGCGTGAAAACAATGCTTACAAGACGTGGTTTAGTATGTGCTGACTACGACGGATCAGCTAGAAAAGAAAGAGTTACTCAATAACAACTTTTTAATTGTCAAGATTGTAGGGGAGTTCGCTCCCCTGCTTTTTCTTGGGAGAGATTATGACAGTAGAAAGTGCACTTATAAAACAACTTTTATCGCAAGGAGATTTCGAGACTTGGAACCGCTTACAGGTGCATTATTTACCTGAAGGCGAGTACCAAAAGATTTGGAAGGTCGTGGATAAACACGTCCATAAGTTTCATGCGCTTCCCTCTTTTGAGGATTTGAAGTATGAAATACGTTCCAGAGAACTCCAAGAGAAAATCTTTGCGATAGAGGCTGTGGAGACTGATACTCCAGCGCACGAACTATTAGAATATCTTAAGGATATGTTCACACAGAATGAAATCCTAGCCAAGATAGAACATTATTTAGACGAAACAATCTCCGTTGCTGACGCAAAGGAGAATATCGACTATCTGCAAGAGATGGTCGTACAAGTTCAAGATCGAGTTAACACAGCCGACGACCAAGATACAATGGAAACGGTTGAGTTGTTCGATTCTGAAGACGATTTGGCAAAGTACTTAGGCTTAGGGTTAAACCAAGACTACGACTTGTCTTATCAATTCTCTCCCAAAGACTTGGTCATTGTGGGGGCGCAACGAGGTCACGGAAAATCATTTGCTTGCTGTAATATGGCTGTCAATGCCCAGCAATCAGGACGTTCCGTGCTTTACTTTACTATCGAGATGGATCAGCGACCTATTCTGCAAAGAATGTGTAGCATGGCCACAGGTGTACCACTAGGCAGACTGATAAAGAGAAATCTTTATGAGAAAGAGTGGAAACGCATCGGTGAGTGGTGGGCAGATAGATTTGAAGGAGGCAGTGAAGTCCTAGCGGACTGGAATGTTTCCACAGATTTTGACAAATTCCACTATGCACTCACTCGAAAGTGTGAATTAAAGAAAGAGGCTCAGTTAGATGTATTCTTTGACCCTTCACTTACACTTGCTAAGATTATTAGTACAGTTAGGCAGAAGAAGATAGAGTACCCCGATCTGGGTATGGTAATTGTAGATTATCTAAACCAAGTACGTCGTCACAATGCTCCTAGTCGCTCTGGTCAGTACGAATGGACTGAACAAATAGAGATTTCAAAGGGATTGAAGGCACTCGCCCAAGACCAAGAAGTATTGGTCATATCAGCGTTCCAAACAAACCCTAAAGGAGAGGTAAGATTCTCCAAAGGTATCGAAGATGCAGTAGATGCGTCGTATACCCTAGAACATTGGGGCAAAGAAGAGAATGCAATCAAATTCAAATGTAATAAAATGCGTAGTGGAGAGATGAAGTCATTTATCTCGGAAATCGACTGGGAAACACTAAAGATCGGACCACATACAGCTATAGACCCCGACGAGAAAGCAGAAATGCGGGAAAGTATGAATACTGGAGAAGACTACAGTGATTTATAGTAGATGGGCACCAGCTTTTAGAGCAGGTATTTTCGCTTTTGACGTAGACACTAAGTTTATTGGACTTTGTGGAGAGTGGCAAACGACACAGGGCGCCGAAGGCTGGCTTCATCACAATGAAAACAGAATTTACTTACGACTATATGTATTTATAGACTCAGTTCTAGAACGACACAGGTCAGGGAAATTAGGCTTTCGAGACCCGATTATTGTATACGGAGACTTAGAAAAACAAGTTTTTAACATACACCCAGGCACAAACAGAATAATACTAAAGAAAGTACTTCCTGAAGTTAGATTAGTAGGCTGGGTAGTAGACCCACGATGCACTAATAGAATGCAGTACGCACCTTATTTTAACAATATAAAACCTATTCTTAGAGATAGACAGGGCAACAACCTAATAAAGTGGATAGCACTACATAGGTCTGGTAGAGGCGAAGGAGTAGAAGATATTTATGATTTTTCACTATCTACAGATGTATATTTAGGCGCAGATACGTATGATACGCCAGAAAGAAAATTAGAGTGGCAAAAAATAAGAAAGACCACAGGTTTTTCAATATATGTAAACAACAAGTACTTTTACGATATAGGTACGCCCCAGGGCAACCACGCATATGAAATTATAACAGTAGAGGGAGTGTATCAGTTGTTTTTACATTACTTCTTTGGTTATCCGCTAACTAAGTGGAAAACACATTATTTTAGGAAAAAGATATGAAAGCAGGTAAAATATGGGGACAAACAGAGTTAATACACGCTAATGGAGTCTTAGAGTTCCATAGAGTAGAATTTAAGAAAGGAATGAAGTGTTCAGAACATGAGCATGAATTTAAATGGAATGGCTTTTTCGTTGAGTCAGGACAGATGCTAGTAAGATGCTGGCAAAATGATTACGATTTAGTAGATGAAACAATCCTAAATCCAGGCGACTTTACGCAGGTTAAGCCTGGCGTAATACATCAATTTGAAGGACTAAAAGATGGAGTTGCATTTGAACTCTATTGGGCAGAATTCAACCATAATGACATTAAAAGGAGAACTGTAGGTGGCACAAGCTAACCCAGACCGAGTAACGTTTGTAGACTATAAATTCATTCGAGAGGGTGAAGATATACAATTTGATGAAGAATTAAGTATGGAATCATTACGATTCTATGAAGGTAAAACATTTAAAGTCCAAGTCCATGAAGGACGCATTTGGCTTAGGTTTGTAGAAGATTGGGATATGATGCCTGATTTACCCTATAGAAACGGTAAGGCAATAGACTTTTTAAAAGAATCTAGGGAGCTAGAATTACAATATGAAAAAGATAAACAATCCAGTAGCTAAACATAGCAGGAACAAATCAGGAGCAGGAGCTCACAAGTCAGAAAAAGACTATAGTAGAAAAATGAAACATAAATCAGAATACCCAGAGTCTATTGCAAATAAGATTGATAGACTCATTATTCTAGAGAAGTTACAAAATAATACTGGTAGTGGTAGTCTCTGGTTTGATTACGAAGAACAAATACAAGTTATTAAGCAGGAGCTTGCTCAATGGCAAACGACAGAGTAAGTAGAGAAACTGCGGAACTTATACCTATGCCACCTAATACGTGGTATGTTAGAAAGATAAACTGGCTACTAGAACAGGACAAGGTAAAGGAGAATATTAAATCCGTCCCCTTGAATGAACCTCTCAGAGATTCATTACTATCCCATGGAATGAAAGCGCCTATTCTAACGATGCCTAACTGGTACCCAATCGCTGGCTCACAAAGACTAAGAGCATACGCAGAGATTGTAAAAGACTTTCCCGAACTAGGAGAACAAGAAATAAGAGTTTGCCGTATAGATAAAGAGTACTGGTTAGTATGGTATCTATGGGGAGACAAAGATTTTAGAGATAAAGCTGTAGCAGTCTACTTTCAGATGGTAGAATTAGTATGGAAGTCACTTTATTACGAAGATGATGCTGATCCTAGTGGTGTCAAGATGACAGAATTTGAAAAATTGGGGGACGAGCTAGAATGGAAACACAAATCTACGCTTGGCTCAGAAAGAATTAAATCTATGGAAAGGAAAAATAATACTTGACACAAGGTCAAAATTCCTGTATAATATACTTATAAATGATAGCAATAGACTTATTACAAGAAAAGAAGATGCCGTTTACTGTCAAAGGACAGGACGCACTAATATCATGCCTAAATCCTGAGCATGACGATAATAACCCAAGCCTTAGGGTAGACAAAGTTACAGGCGTAATGCACTGTTTCGGTTGTGGTTATAAAGGTAACATATTTACATACTTCGGTGCTCCAGAGAGTCCACTAGAGGTTAAAGTACACAGAATTAAAGACAAGATTGCAAAAGCCCGTTCACAAACCGTAGGTATTCAACTCCCAGAAGACCGGATCGAATGGAAAGGTGGTCCTTACCGCAATATCTCTGAGGAAACTCTAAAGATATGGCAAGCCTTCACTTGGAATGTTCCAAAGTTTGAAGGTAGGATTATCTTTCCCATTCGTGATTTGACAGGCAGAACTATTGCACTCTTAGGGAGAAGCATAGCAGGAGCAGTAGGCAGCGACAAGTATTATATCTACCCACACGGGGTAAAGATGCCGTTCACTCCAGCTAAGGTTAAACCAATAGCTAATAGAGTTATATTGGTAGAAGGAATTTTTGATTGTCTCAATCTTTGGGACAATGGCTTAAAGAACACAGTTTGCTGTTTCGGAACACAACAAATGGACTGGTTCAAGCTATCCCTGCTCAAACTACAAGGAGTGCAGGGAATTGATATATTGTTTGATGGCGACGAAGCAGGCCAAAAAGCATCAGAACAAATTAAAACATTGGCAGAGAAAATGGAACTGTCAGTACAGCAGATTAAACTAAAGGACGGACAAGACCCAGGCGGGTTCACTCCAGCCCAAATACACAAGTTAAAAGCCCGATTATATGGATAGTGAACAGTTACAAAAAGCAATCTTCGGATTGCATACTCGTAGATTTGGCACAGTTGCCGAGATTATGATTAAGAAGATTATAAAGGCTACTGAAAGTGGAACTCTTAGCTACGACTTATTTGATAAATTTGATGGTAGTCGTATAGAGTGTAAATTTTCGAGAGTTCAGAAGAAAGCAGAACTGAAGATAACTGACAGGAACTTGTTTAAGGCTTTAGAATGCGAAGCCAACCGCGATATTATGTATCACCAATGGCAAGACTACGACTGGGATTGTAATATCCAGCAAGTCAAGAAAGAAGAATTTGATATACTATTTTATGGAGTATTCTTTAAAGACATGATTCAAGTCTTTAGGGTGCAGAATAGTGATATCGGTAAAGAAATGAAATACTCTAACAAACAACACAGGGGCAATACAGGAGAAGGTCAGTTCCATTTAAACAGACAGACCTATAAATATCATCTGGATTGCAACTTATTTAAAACATTAACTTATGGAGAATTATTAGAATGGCTAAAGTAGCACTTATAGAAACCAAGCCAACAAGTACAAACTTCGATAGATACTTCGAGTTTGAATTTGAACGTTTTGCGTTATGTTCTGATAGTTCGGTAACAAAAGTTCTTAAGAAAGATGTTGACCTAGAACTAAATCCTGACGACTATGATTGGCTAATCTTAGTGGGAGCAGAAGCATTTAAGCAGTACACTAGAAAAACATCAGTAACAGAATACAATGGTAAAATTATAGATGAGAAGTTTTTAGCTCTCATCAATCCAGCTATCATTAAGTTCAAACCTGAAGCTAAGAAAGCTTTCGAAGATGCTATTGAAAGCATCTCAGGGTATGTTAGCGGAGAACTAATAATTGAGAAACTATCGGAAGACAAATGCTATGGCATACAGGACAAAGAAACAGCACTTAAATTTATCCAAGCGGCGATCGACCACCCGCTCCCATATATCGCACTCGACTCAGAGACAAGTGCTTTATACTGTAGGGACGGCTATATGCTTGGATTTAGTATGTCTTATGAGCCTGATCATGGTATTTATTGTGATTGCGACGTAATTGATGAAGAAGTCGAAGCAAAAATGCAGGAACTCTTCAACAAGAAAACTGTAGTATTTCACAATGCGAAGTTCGATTTACAATGGTTTATTTACCATTTTAATTTCGAGTTTCCAAAATTCGAAGATACAATGCTTATGCATTATATGTTCGATGAAAACCCTGGCACACACGGTCTTAAACAACTAGCGATGAAGCATACTCCTTATGGAGACTATGAGAAGCCGTTAGAAGATTGGGGCGCAGAGTACAGGAGAAAACATGGCATACTAAAGCAAGCCTTTAGTTATGACCTGATACCTTTTGATGTAATGAAAGATTACGCGGCTATGGACGCAGTAGTAACCTTTTCACTATATCAGAAGATGAAGCCAGCAATCGAGAAGAACAAGAGACTCTTATGGGTCTATGAGAATATTCTACTCGAAGGCTGTAACTTTTTAAGGCAAGTTGAGAACAATGGTGTTCCTTTCAACCGTGAGCGACTAGACTTTGCTCAGGGTGTAATGCAGGAAGATATAACGAAAGCAGTTGCAGAGTTATACGAATTTCCTGAAGTGAGACAGTTTGAGAAAGCACAGGGTAAAGACTTTAACCCGAACTCCACAGTACAACTTCGATCCCTTTTATTCGATTTTATAAATCTAACCCCAACGGGTAAGAAAACAGGTACAGGTGCCCATAGTACTGATGCTGAGGTTCTTAATGAACTGGCAGAAGAACACGCTGTTCCTAAACACATACTAGAAATTAGACAGAAGAACAAGATAAAGACTACATATCTTGATAAGATTATACCGAATCTTGATAGAGATAGTAGACTCCGTACAGGTTTTAACCTGCATGGCACAACTTCTGGACGTCTTTCTTCTAGTGGTAAATTGAATATGCAACAGCTTCCGAGGGATAACCCCACGGTTAAAGGCTGTATACTAGCAAAAGAAGGGCACAAAATCGTCTCTATGGACTTAACAACGGCAGAAGTGTATGTTGCCGCTGTTTTGGCGAAAGACGTAGGACTGCAGAACGTATTCAAGAGTGGAGGCAACTTTCACTCGACTATCGCGAAGCAAGTCTTTAAACTACCATGTGAAGCTGACCAAGTCGATGAATTATACAAAGACAAACGTCAACAAGCTAAGGCTGTAACATTCGGTATTATGTACGGTGCAGGCCCAGCTAAAATCTCATGGCAAGTTACGAAGGACTCTGGAACAGAGTTCTCAATGCATGATGCTCAGACAGTTATTTCAGAATACTTCCAGTCATTCCCCAATCTGAAGAAGTGGTTAGATGATTGCGGTTCGTTTATTCGTGCCAATGCATTCATTTACAGCGAATTCGGTAGGAAGCGTAGGCTTCCCAATGCCAAGAGTAAGGACAAAGGTATTGCGTCTCACGAAGTAAGAAGTGGAATTAACTTTCTAGTACAATCCGTCGCATCGGACATCAACCTATTGGGTGCGATAGATATGCAACACTACATCAATAGAACTGGAATGAAGTCCAAAATCTTCGGGCTTGTGCACGATTCAATTCTTGCAGAAGTACCAGAGACTGAAATGGACGTCTATTGTAAAAACCTGAAATCTTTTGTCCAGAAGGACAGAGGCTTTTCTATACCCAATTGTCCTGTGGGGTGTGACTTTGAGATAGGTCAAGACTACAGTTTTGACAAGTGGGACAAGTATTATAACTAATGAAAAAAATAAAAAGAACAGCTAATAGCATATACACAAACTGTTTACGAATCAACCGCCATAACTTGGAAGGGTATGAAGACGATATAGCCTTCGCGATTCTAGCAGTATTTGTGTTTGGGACTATGTGGGTTAGCTTAATTCAATTGTAGGAGAATAAGGATCGTGGATATGTTAAGAGGACAAAGAGTAGCAGTGACAGGACACACAAGTGGTATTGGTTTAGAAATTTATCAGTATTGTTTACATCATGGCGCTGACGTAAGGGGTTACTCACGGAGTAATGGTTTTGATCTAATGAAAGGTGGGGACGACGTTCTCAACGATATATTAAGATTTGATGCAGATATCGTGTTTAATCACGCTTGGGTGCCTCGAATACAGAACAAGATCCAGAAGATATTACATACACAATGGAAAAAGCATAATAATAAAGTTGTTATTAGCACTGGCTCAGCTACCAGTTATTACAGTATAGGTTCAGACATATACGAAAAGGACAAAACTGAGTTACGAGAATATTCAATACAAGCTGCTGTTAACTACCCGCATATTAACAAGTGTAGATTACATAATGTTAGTATGGGTTGGACAAATTCGGCAATCCTAGATGGAGTTGAGGACGGGGAGTACTTTATTGACCCCTACGAGGCCGCACTGATTTTAATTAACCTTGCGCAACCTCAAAATTACGTAGTGTCTGAGATACTAGTAAACGCCAAATTCAAACCATTAAAGGATATGACTCTGTTACGGGACAAGGCAACAACGAATGTATTGATTAGCTTGGAGAAGAGCAATGCCAACAAAAATTAAGGTACCAAAACTAGAGAATCAGACTCTTAAGTCATCGGACGATATTGTTAACGCAATAAATAATGCTGACCCTAGAACTAATACCTATATGCCTCTCAGCGCAGGTGTAGAGTCCACAGCGGCTCTAATTTACACGCAAAGAGATCCTGACATGCACCCATTCTGTGTATATTGGTATGAACAACGCGGTGGAATGTTTTCGGACGCCATGGCGTTTTATACGCAGAAACAAGCAGAGTTTTATAACTTACCATATGGTAACGATAAATCAATGCTATCAGTTCTACCACACACGAGGGAAGTTCCGATTATTGTATCGGGACTATCCTCCTTTATGTCAGTAGTATTAGGCGCACCTGGAGGAATCAAGTTCAAATGGTTCATGATGGGAGCTAATGCAGAAGATGACATGAGAATGCGATTACAGTTTAGAGAGTACAGAAAGATTATGGCTCTTTACGCTAGTGATTGCTTAGATGGAACAGGAGTTAAACTATCAGCGTGTAGAGAAACCCCTGAAGTACGAAACCCATTGGAGTTCTTAACTAAAGCGGAAATGTATGCACTTATTATGCGAGAAGAGCCGAAGATGTTAGAGTTACTATGGACTTGTTATCAGCCTAAAGGCGAGATAAGAAAAAATGGAAAATTATTAGGATTTGAGCCTTGTAATGTATGTTACAAGTGTTTAGAGTTATTGCAGGCGAAAAAGACAGCACAAGATGGTGTATTTCGCTACCAGGAGGGTATCAAGTATTTTAGTACGATAATGAAGGACATGGAATGAAACCTTTCAAGCAAAGTTCTTTCATGAGTCCTCATGAGTGTGATATAGTAAATAAGTATATGGACTTACGTATACTGAATAGAAATGTAAGCAGATATAAAGGAAAAAGTGGAACACACTTTCAACTGGGCGGAGACCCTTTATCTGATGGAATTGGACTCGTTTACAGAGACACAGTAGCAAACTTATTAAACAAAGATGTTGTTCTTAGTTACTCAATGGTACGAAGATATGCTAAACATTCTTTTTTGGGGTGGCATAGAAACAGGTGGGAAGCAGAACACGCTGTAATAATACAGATTAGTGACGATAGCTGGCCTATGGGATTTATCGAAGGGCAGGATAACCCTCTTATTGAGGGAGAACAAAAGCCTAGTATGATATTGAGCTGCCATCAAGGAGATGCAGTAATATTTAATGCTGCC